TATAACTAATCAACAACGGAGTAAAGTTATGAATAACCAACAAGCTGATAAAGTCCTCTCAATCCTTAATAACAATCGTGAATGTCGTGGTGGCAAGGGTAGTAAACTCTTGTTTCGTGGTCAAGATATCGTGGCAAAATTAAAAGGTACTGGTGCTAGTATCTCCACAAAAGATAACAACTATAGCACAACTATGATCGGTAGTAAGGGCGAAACATATAAAGTAAGTCTATGGTCTAGTGGTAAACTTAGTTGTGGGTGTCAGTTTTTCCGTAACAACGATCTAAGACAAGAACTAGGTTGTAAACACACAATCGCTTTATCCCTAGCTTTGGAACCCCTAGCAGATTAATAGGGGTATTGATACCAAAGAATAATAAAAGGCTCTGTATTATTGAAATATGGAGCTTTATTATTATAAAAATAAGTGTTTGTTATCGATCATCCACTTCCGGATAGCTATTAATACTTGTTTCCTATTATATCGAAGATCCGGATCTCTCTTCTTATCTATAGAATCATCTCCAATATCAAATAAGGATAGTTGTTTACTCTCTCTTACTTGTTTAGGGTTATACAGTACTCTCAGCTTTGTATCAAGGTAATGAATACTATCTAGATAATCTACTTGCCTATATTCTTTATCACTATCCATTATCAATAATAGAAGGTGTTCACAAGCTTTATTAGGTTGCTTGTAAAACCTATTAGTTACTAGATCAATATTGTCTATCATCATTGTTATTTACTCCGTTGTTATTGTTGTTTTTAGGGGTTGTATTAGAATCTCCTGTATGCTTTGACTCTACACAAGGAGTACAATCTAATTCAACTTCATTTAGAGGCTTAAAAGCGTTTGGGTGTATCTCCAAAGGATCATTTGGTCTATGGATCTTGTTCCACTTCTCAAAACAATCACTACAAATAGCTTTCTTTTCACCTCTATTATATACTCTTATCGAAGGTACATAAAGAGGATTGTAAGCTATAGGAATATGGCAAGACGCACAATTACCATAAACTAATATATATCCGTTACTCATGTTTATCTCCAAATAATAAAATGATTGATACGATTACAGTACCAAAGAAGAGTAGAGAATAGATCTCTACTCGATGTTCTAGACAGTATAAAGCAAAATCGATCATCTTATACTCCCCAAACTTCTTCAATTTTTCTAGGTGAAATATTTAATACTGTTCCGTTATCAAAACGAACACGAAACCAACGAATAGCCTCTACCTCAGCTATGATAGTTCCATATCCTAGATTATCATTATATACTCTTGATCCTACACCCATGATTAACTCCGTTGTTTTTGGTTATACTTATTTATACCACATAAAGTATTAGATTACAAATTTATTTAGTAAAATACTTATTTTTTATTTGTTGGATCTTATTATATTGATCGTCTGTTAGATCAATACATCTACTCGAATACAATCCTTTGTAGATCGTTGGGTTAACTGGTAAACCTACAAAACCCCATTTAGAAACAACGTAAACACGTTTATTATGAAGTTGTACTACATAGATATCATTTGATACTAGATAAGCTTGATCTACTTCTGTATGAACAAATATATGGTTATTGTAGTCTTTAGATAATGTCATGATGTACTCCGTTACTAGATATTATTACACAATGTATATTACTTTTTAGATCTTCTTATTCTTCGCTCTTCTTTCTTTGCTTTTTCAGCTTCTTCCTTTGCTTTCTTTTCAGCAAAGAATTTATCTGACTCTTCATTTAGATATTCAAGAGAATATTTACCTAAATGTCTTGCTACTTTAACTGTAGCCGGTTCATATCCAAAATAAGATTTGACTTCATCTTGATAAACATAACACAAATGTTCAGGATTCAAAAGGTTGGTATCACCCCACCAAACACGATTTGTTTTATAAGTGAGATTTTTCACAGCTTTGATTTCCTCGTCTAAACATATACCAATAGACGATAAAGCTCTTACAACTGAAGGTTTTGTTTTAAGATATGTATAGAAAGATATAAGACCTTTCTTTGTCTTCCACTCATAGAGATCTTCTACTGCAAGATCATAAACTAGCTCTAATTGTTTTTGATAATTCATAATAAACTCCGTTGAAAAAAAATTTTGTATCGTTTAAGTAATTATATTATAATACATTATGATATACATTGTCAAATAAAAAGATAAAATAATTTCATTTTTAATAGAGAGTATGATTATGAAGGATAAAGATAAGGAAGTAGTTTGGGATATCTCTGTATTCCCTACATTTGGCATTAAAGAAACTCCTATTATGGTAGAAGGGTTGCAAGCTACTATTAAGGGTAAAACGTGGCAAATATGCGAAGTAAAGAGGAATGATAAACGAGGTCAACATGGTACAAATGTAAATGAAAAGTTTTATCTTACAACAAAATGTAGAAGTCATTTGTCTTTTCATTACACGATAGAATCAGCTCAACAAATGGCGATCAACGGAAGAGAAGAAAAACGATACAAATAAGAATGATGTAGGGATTAACATGACTAATATAGAACAGATTAAAAAAAGATATTTAAAGTTGTTAAGGTCTGTGAAGGGTGTACCGATGAAAGACTTTTTAATTACTTTTAATTATAAGATCTCAGATCTCCAATATCATTACTTGATAAGCTGGAGTAAGTCACAACAAAATAAAATAAAGACAACATGATATATATAAGAAGGTTTAACGATCCACCCCCCCACCTTCTTAGTGTTTGATTTTTTATTGTTGTTGCTATAAGGATATTGCGAAAAAAATTTTGGTAATTTTTTAAGGAGTGTAAGGTAGATGTTGGATCAGTATAAAGCTACAGTAGTAGAGTTGAATAGGTTAGCTCCAATGTTGGGTCAAGTGTTATTTCATCATAGGAATACGAGGGGTCAGCCGATGAGTTTTTTAGATTATCCGAGTTTACCGAGTTTGTATAAGGATTTACCGAATTTAGAGGGAGCTGATATATGTAAAGCAGTACAGACCGGATTAAGTGAGTTGATGATCAATTTGTGTTTTTATCATGCTGGTTCATTGGGTAGGATAGTAGCTTATGTTTTACCTACGTTTGGTGGTAGGGATCGATTTGTAGCACAGAGGGTGAATAGGATATTATTGCAAAGTGAAGGATATCGTTTATTGTTACCGAATGGTAAAGATACAGGTAATAACAAGTTGAAGCGTTTTGGTAGTGGTTCTATGTTATTTTTGGGAAGTAATACCCCTGTAGATTTTGTAGAATTTTCGGCTGATACTTTGATCATAGATGAATTAGATCAGTGTGATCCGGTAAATTTAGCAAAGGGAAAGGATAGATTAAGGGCAAGTAGTGATCCAAAAATGTATAGGTTGGGAAATCCGACGTTACCTAATATAGGGATATGTAAATTATTTGATGAAGGAACACAAAGGTTATGGACTACAGTTTGTAGTCATTGTGGAGAGTGGCAGAGTTTAGATTGGTTTGAGAATGTAGTATATAAGACGGATTTGGGTGAGTGGTTGCCAAGAGATCCGAGAGTAAGTATAAAAGGAGAGGAGTGGAGAGTATTTAAGGGAAATATAGATCCTGTTTGTAGGAAGTGTTTACAACCTTTTCAACGTCATAGAAGGGGTGAGTGGGTAGCTAGTTATGAGGATAGGGAGAGGGAAAGTTATAGAATGACAAGATTAGACGTATTGAGTGATTCAATACTGGAGTTGTATAAAGAGTGGATGTTAGCTCAAGGTGATATGAATAGGTTATCAACTTTTTACACTTCTATATTAGGTCAAGGTTTTGAGCATAGTGGAGCTAGATTAACATCAGAACACTTACATGCGATAGCTATAGGTAATGAGTTAGATTATGGTGGTGGAGAGGAGTATAAGGAAAGAATGGTATGTATGGGAGTTGATGTTGGTAGTGTTTTAAATGTAATGATATCAGTAGCAAGAGAGGTAGAGGAATTAGATGAGAATGGAGAGAGTTATATAGGTTCGATTAGGGAAACTGTTTTTGTGGGAGCTTGTAGGCATTTTGAGGAGTTGCAAGATATGATATTGAGGTATCATGTAGATTGTGTGGTTATTGACAGTATGCCGGAAACAAGGAAGTGTCAAGAGTTGCGAGATTGGGCTATGGAAGAAACGGAATGTTTTGTGTGGTTGTGTCGTTTTCACCCAAATGCAAAGGTAAGTCATGTTGAGTATGGAAGGAAGTTAAATTGGAGAGATAGAACAGTAACAGTAGATAGGACACAGATCATGGATTTTACTTTTGATGAGATAGTAAATGAGAAGAGGATAATACCGAGTGATGTATTTACGGTTTTGGGTTTTGTGGATCAGATGAGGGCTCCTATAAGGGTAGTTGATGTAGAGAAGAGTAGGATAATATGGAGTGAAAACGGTAGTGCTGACCATTATCGTTTTAGTGATGTATATAATAGAGTAGCTTTTGATATGATGAATATGAATGGAACATTCGGATAGTGATATAATATAGAAAAAAGGAGATAGTGATGAGTATAAAGATAGCAAATAGAAGGATAGAGATAGGAAAAAAGACATTAGAGCGAA